AAAAAAAAAAAAAAAAAAAAAAAAAAAAAATGGGCAGCCGAAGCCGCCCATTCTATGGAAGGTTTAATCCTTCTTCTTATGCAAGCATATCGTCTACACGGAAGATTCTGTAATACTGGTTGGTTTTTGCGGTTGCCAGACCAGAGGCCGGAGCCGCTCCGACGAACGGATTGGATACCATACCATAACGAGTCTTAAATCCGATTTTCGGCTGGAAGTTATTTTCTCCAACAGCTCTCATCATTGTGAGAGGGATATAAGGACAATAGAAGATACCAGCGTCGTAAGGATTAGCACCCTTATAACCACAGGTAACGTAATCAACAGATGCATATGGATCAATATACACTTTTGTCCGACCATTGAGAACGCCAGCGAATGTATTGCCAGTATCATCAACGTTTAGATTTGCAGAAATGGCTGGAGAATAATCCAGCATCTTGGTAGCTTCTAGAGCGGTAGCTACATCAGACGAACAGATTACAACGTTACCTTTTCCTCTACGAGTCTCTTTTGCGATCACGTTAGCTTCTCTTGAAAGCTGAACCATAAGACCTTTAAACTTCTCATCAGACCAACGACCATCAGCGTCAGTCGAGAGACTGAAGATACCTTTGGTTGTTATGTTAGCTTGTAGAGCTCCGGTTTTTGCCTGAGAGTTAATCGTACGAATAATTTCTCGGTTGATTTCCGCAAGAATTTCAACAGAGAGAATATTAGCAAGTTCGGTTTCAGCTGTAAGACCGTGAATTGCTTTAAGGTCTTGTGCCAGTTCGATACTGTAATCCGCAGCGAGAGCTCTTGACTTTGCTGTAACTGTCGATTTTTCAACGGTGATACCCATTTTAGGGAAGGCATTACCAGTCGTATCTCCAAGAGCTTCAGCGGAATCAACAGTCATACCAGAACCGAATATATCGACTGCTCTGTTATCATTGATTGTACCATCGACGTTGGAGTCTGTTACACCAGATAGGCCAGAAGCGCCAGCGGCAGAATTCGCAGCCGATGTACCAGTACCACTATAATTTGTATCAGCTTCGTTGAACAGAGCTTCGGTTGAAGTTGTTTTACCAGCACCATAACGTGATTTTAGGGCAAAGATAAGGCCAACTGGACCAGTCATTGGCTGAACGCCAGCAACATCGTATGCCATCATGTTCGGCATAGCTCTCCGAACAAGACTAATTAGAACAGGATCCCAATTAGCTGCGGCGCCTGTGGCGTTACCAGGAGCAGCTTCAGACAAGAAGTTCATCTGAGACCGTTGCTCGTTTATGGATTTTTCGGTGTTTTCCAGAACAACAGCAGTGGTTACACGTCTTTGGTAGTCGGTAACTTTACCGGCTGACTCTTCATTTAGAAGCGGACTCCACTTCTCGATTAAATGATCATATGAAACGGTTGGAAGTGTCATATTTTAATTTCCTTTATTTTGGGTTTTTAGAACGGATACGTATCGACTCATTGAGTCGCTGATTACGATGTTATCGTCTTCATTATCGCCGTCGACATCGTCAGACATTTGAAAATACGATTCGTTTATTTTTGTGTTTTCTTTTTTGAAGTATGTCTCTTTGATCGTCCGTACTTTCTGTTTGAAAAGTTCGGCGTTTTCGAAATCGACGTCTTCTACTAGAGATTTAAGTTTTTCAATTTGGGTATCGGCAAGATCGTAGCCTTCGTCTAGAACTATCATAGCCTTTTTGAATTCGTCCAGCTCAGCGCTTGATTCTAATGAATTCTGAAGAGATTCGTTTAATCTAATCTCTAGTTCATCATTTCTCTCGGCTAATTCATCAACAAGATTTATCTGGCTTTCAGGAACGTCGATATATGATTCTAGGAATAGATCTTTAAGACCTTCCATGAAATTTTCAGCTATCTCTGTTCTGATACCAGTTTCAACAGCAAGTTGATTTTCATTAAGATATTCTTGAGCCGCGTAAGATATATACGAATCAATATGCTCAACGAGTTCAGCCTTGAATTCTTCGACCTCTTCGGAAGCAGCTTCTACAAGCTCTTCTTTTAGAGTAGCAACTTTGTTATTAACAGCAGCTTCGAAGATTATAGCCGTTTTGCTTTTGAATTCTTCTGAAAGGGTTGCTTCATCTTCCATTAGATTTCCAAGATCTTCTTGATAATCTATTTCAACAGAACTTTCAGGAACGAATTCCATCTCTCCTGTAAGGACATCGTACAGCTCATCGAGCTCTGTTTTGTCCATATTTTGAAGCATATCAAACATGTCTGATAGAACACCAGTTTTTGTTTTAGGCTTAGGTGCCGGATCCAATTCAGATTTCATACCGTTGCCTAACTTATCGGCTGGTCCTCTAGCTTTCGCTCTTGGGGCCGATGACGGACTGGTATTAGCAGCCTTGTCAACGGAATCAATAGAATCGTCTTCAGCGTTTTTTTGATCTTTTGTCATTTACATTTCCTCATCATTGAGGAGTCTAATTGTTTTAGTCATTTCTGACTCCTATATTGTGTTTTTCAATTTTGAGAGGAAATTTTTGAATTCGCGTATCTGAACATCATATGAGTATGTTCTTCCTGCTGTTCGTATTTCAGTCTCTATTCTTTCAAGTTCTTGAGCTTCAAGTATGCCATTGTGCCATACCCACGAAACGCCTTCCATTATTCCATTAACAAAAGCTGTCGGCGCCGATGGATCTTGGACTATGTCTACCGTATTGAGCATGTAATCTTCTTTTACATAAGTACAACCTGCTCTATTATCAAGACTACCCATACCACGAGTTGAAACACCTAATTTCACGCCGCCATCTAAAAGACCTTTTACTGTTCTTCCTGATGGCGTATCCAAAATAGATGCTTTGCCCACAACATCATTACCATGCCATTTCATGTCGGTAATGAGGTGGGAAACTTTATTAAGATTTATGGCTGGACCAGACGGATGATCTAGTTCTCCAACAGCTCTTTTAGGCTCAACGTATTCTTTAACGTATTTGTTTATGGCGTTTTCCATTATCCCTTTTGGATAAACTCTGCCATTTCTGTTCTTTGTTTCGGACTGAGCAAAAATACCTTCAATTGCGTACTTTTTCCCGGCCTTTGTCGATTCGATGATCACTTCTAGATCATCGTCAATTTGTTCTGTTATAAGTCTCATGTTAATTTCTCGACTCTGTCTAAGATCGGCTCTCCGACACTATTCTTTCTGGCAATTTTATCGGCTTTGATGTACGCATGGTACGACGATTTTGCCGATACCACGGGCTTACCGTGTTTGCCTTTAAAATGAACTTTCCACCTCTCTTGGGGTTTCGATTCACTTAAAATATAAGTTTTGAAGCTTTCCATGGTCTCTCTTTGTTGTTATTTTTATTTATAAACTTTCAATCTTTGGCGTTGACCAGGCTCTTCCAGCTTTTCCCGTATCGTCGGTTTAGATGCTTGTTGAAGTACTTTAGGTTCTGGTCGAAATCATCGCCCAGACCATGGTTTTTCTGGTAATGCCTGATGACGTGTTTAGCTATTATCGCGTCATTTGGGGTTATTTTCATTTCGCGAATCTGCCCAATTTTCTAAGAACGCCGAACGCTCGCTTGGCAAAGGACGGCCTACTAATGATTTTAGCTGTCGCCGTTGCGGGTTTTGTGAACGTTCCAGTTTTTGCGGCCGCCTGGGCCGCATTTTTAATTTTCTGGGTTTGGATTAAAGTTCCAGCCTTTTTATCCAGGCGTCCGATGGTTGAGCTTATTGGAGGGAATCTGGAAGCTTCATTGAACGGGTTTTTACGCATTGTCGTCAGCCGATTCGATAAGAGCATCAAGGTCTTCTTCGGATATGTTTTCGACCAGCATGTCAATAGAGTCTTCATCTAAATTTTCTATTATGTCTAGAATTTCATCATCAGAAGCGCTCTCTATCAGGGAGTCAAGCTCTTCATCCGAATAGTCGTATCCTTCTTCCATGATGTCTTCTTGTCCGTACATATCAGAAGCTATTTCTTCTTTTGCGTATTCCAGGGCATCGGATATCTTTTCAGAAATCGCAGATTTGAAATCGTCCTGAGCTCCGACAATGTTATTATCTATAGCGTTCTCGATAAAAGAATCGATCGACTCTTTAGTTAATTTTTTCAGAGCAGTATGTATGCCGTACCCGCGGTGCATCTGAGTATTCCAATTATATTTTCCGTTTTTGTCGAGTTCTTTTTGTATTGTCTTAATTGCCGCATGGCCCTCTTTAGTTTTTATATGGTTTGATATTCTGTGTGCTTTCTCGTCAGCGGCCGTAAGCTCCGTATCTTGGCGCTTCAGATTTATCATTGAGTTATTAGCTTTCTTGATATATCTTCCAAGAGTCTTTTTTGATAATTCGTTTATTTCCATTCCGTTTTCTCCGTTGGTAGATTCTTTCGCGAGTTTTTTCAGAGCTCGGTGGAGTCCGTATCCGCGAGAAAACTGCTTACGATTATTCGCTTTATCGGATTTGTCGATGCCTTTTCTGACTTTAGCGAGAGCGTCGTATTCGGATTTGCCGTTTAGATGCGGAGTAATTTCATAAGTTGCGTTATCAGCTTTGCGAAGTTCCTTACTCCTGTTTTTTAAACTCTGCATGGAATCATTCGCTTTAGCGACGTAATTCGAAAGAGTCTTTCTTGACAATTCGTTAATTTCCATTCCGTTTTCTCCCTTGGCAGATTCTTTAGTTAGTCTTCTCATAGCTTGCCATGTTCCCCATTTTCTTTTCATCGATTTATGTAAATTTTTGTCCTCTTCCTTTCTTATTTCGCCTCTAATATGATTAAGGGAATCTCTGGCCGCCTTATCAGTCAGTTGATTCCCTATATGATTTGCGGCATCATAGGATTTGCGAATCTCATTTCCTTTATAATTCAGCCCCTTAAGATTATGATTTGCGTTATCAACATACTGTCCAAGAGTCTTTTTTGACAATTCGTTTATTGATGTTTTTCCCATTTCGTTGGATTCCTTTGTTAGTTTATCTACTGCGCGGACTATGCCCTTACGACGTCTATCGACTGTATCTTTTGTTCTTTTTTCTACCTTAGCATAATGATCTTTTCTATAATCGTTATCAAATTTATCTCTTCTGGCGAGAGCGGTAGCTTTTGATGTGTGTTCTACATCTCCTACAGCCTTTTTAAGATAATTGCCAAGAGTCTTTTTCGATAACTCATTAATCGCCGTCATCATTCTTTTCCTTTTGCGATAGGGGGCCGTTTAGGAGCTGGACTCTTGGGAGGTCCAGACTGGTCCGGTTGTTCTGTTGTGTCGATATCACCAGATTGAACTTCATCTGATATTTCGGATTTCATCTTATCGATATCCTCATCTTTTAGACGAAGAACGTTTTTCATGATCCACTCTTTTGAGAAATATTCACCAGCGTAGTTATTGAATTGGTCTAAGTTCTGGATTCTTTCTCTCCATAGGTCAGTCTCCAGCAATTCTTTAAAGTGATTATCTCTTACGTAATCGACCTTTATATTCTGTTTCCAGGAATCCCAGTCTTCTGTGGTGATTATTCCTTTGAGTATCAGATTCTTTTTTAGAATTCCAAGGAAAACTTCTCCGAACCGGACCCGTTGTCTGTCGATAAATTTCTGGTATCTCAGTTCTTCTCTGGTTAGTTCGTTAGACCTTCCCATACTGAACATATTGGCTTCTTGGTCTAGGTGACCGAGGGGAACGTTTAGAGTCTTGTACAATTTCTTTTGAAAATAGATAACGTCATCGATTTGTCCCAGATTATCTCCACCTGGTAGTGTCGATATTTCCGTTCC